AGCAGACCCGCTAGCTTTTTTAGAGTCTGTTTATAGTGATCCAGTCGAAGACATGGCGCTACGTGTACGAGCAGCTCAGGCAGCCCTTCCATACGTCCACGGCAAAGTGGCCGAAAAGGGCAAGAAAGAAACCAAAGCAGAAACTGCAAGAGAAGGTAGTAAATCAGGAAAGTTTGCAACTTTAGATAATCAATTGATGAGCTAAATTATGTCTTCAATGTCACTCACCTGGACTACAGCTTGCCCAGACTGGGCGACCCGTATTGTTTCTAAACAATCGTTAATGCCGTGTAAGCCATTATTCCCCAAAGTGGCTGACGTAGCGGAGCGTATCTTTAAAGAGTTAATTCTTGTTGATGTGATGGGTAGCCCTAAGATGGGCGATGTCACATTGGAATGGGTGATCGAGTTTGTTCGTGCAATCTTTGGCGCATATGATCCAAGCACAAAGCGCAGATTAATTCGTGAATTCTTTCTTTTGATTTCGAAGAAGAATACTAAATCTACGATTGCCGCCGGCATTATGCTTACTGCATTAATTCTTAATGATCGTATGTCGGCTGAGCTTATTCTGTTGGCGCCCACAAAAGAGGTCGCGGACAATAGTTTTAATCCAATCCGAGATTTCATTCGCGCCGATGAGGAATTAAGTGAACGATTCAATGTATCTGAGCACACAAAGACAGTCACACATTTGGGTACAGGTGCAACGCTTAAAGTTATCGCAGCAGAATCAAATGCAGCAGCAGGTAAGAAAGCTTCAATCATTTTGATAGATGAGGTCTGGCTATTCGGGAAACGTGCCAACGCTGAATCAATGTTCCGTGAAGCAAAGGGTGGTTTAGCATCACGTCCAGAAGGTTGCGTGATTTATCTGTCTACCATGTCGGATGAAGTGCCATGTGGTGTATTTAAACAACTTCTAGACTATGCCCGTGATGTGCGTGATGGAATAAAAGAAGATAAAAGCTTTTTGCCTCTTATCTATGAGTTCCCAAAGTATTTAGTTGAAGCAGGTGAGCACTTAAAGCCTGAGAACTTCTATATCACAAACCCAAACTTGGGTGCTTCGGTTGATCTTGAATATCTAATTTCAGAGTTTAAAAAGGTTAAAGATGCGGGTGAGGAATCACTTAGAGATTTCTTAGCTAAACACTTAAATATCGAAATTGGCATGAACCTTCGTGCTAATCGTTGGGCAGGTGCTGAGTATTGGAATGCCCAAGCAAAAGATATCCAAATCGACCAACTAATTGAGCTATCTGATGTCATTACTTTGGGTATCGACGGTGGCGGACTTGATGACTTACTTGGCTTTGCTGCTTTAGGTCGTTTATCAGAAGATCCGCGAATCTGGTGGTTATGGAATCATGCATGGGCAAATAAGATTGCTTTAGAACGTCGCAAAGAAAACGTTCCAAAATATGAAGACTTCAAGTCTGAGGGTTCTCTTACCGTTGTTGATCGTGTAGGCGAGGACATTGACCAACTGGCAGCAATTGCCAAGAAGGTTTATGACAGTGGCAAGCTCAATAAGATCGGACTAGATCCATTGGGCTTAGGGGGCTTACTTGACGGGTTGTTAGAAGTTGGAATACCAGAAGAGTCGATGCTTGCTGTTCCACAAGGCTACAAGTTGATGGGTTATATCCTTACAACAGAAAGAAAACTTGCAGAAGGAAATCTCTTCCATGCTGGACAACAGCTAATGACTTGGGCAGCAGGTAATGCCCGTGTCGTGATGGTTGGCAATGGTATGCGAATCACCAAACAAGAATCTGGTGTAGGAAAGATTGACCCATTGATCGCCACATTTAACGCAGTTGCTCTTATGTCCATGAATCCAGAACCAACAAACAAAGAATATAACGTCTTTTTCGTCTAATTAAATTTTTAACTCAAGGCTCGCTTAATGCGGGCTTTTCTTTTTAAAGGAGAGCTTAATGCCTGCTCTACAGAAATCATTTGGCTCTTTTGAAATCAAGAGCACAGACGAGGAAAAACGAACTTTTAAAGGGATTGCAAGCACACCAAATGCAGACCGTGCAAAAGACATCATGGTCCCAAGAGGGGCTAAGTTCGAGCTTCCTATGCCGCTTCTTTTTCATCATGAGCACAGCGCTCCGATCGGTCAGGTCATTGATGCAAAGGTTACTGATAAGGGAATCGAAGTAGAGATTCATATCCCAGAAATTAAAGAAGAAGGGAACTTAAAAGCCCGTGTCGATGAAGCCTATCAAAGTCTCAAGTATGGACTAGTTAAGGGGCTTTCAGTTGGGTTTTTAGCCGATTGGGAACAGGCCGAATTTATCAAAGGTGGTGGCATCCAGTTTAACGAGTGGGAGTGGTACGAGCTCTCACTAGTGACCATCCCATGCAATCGCGACAGTTCAACAGATTATTCAAAAGCTTTCGAGGAATACAAAGCCGCGTTGGGCAAACAACCTCAGAAACCCGCAGCAGATGGCGATTCATCTGAGCAAAAACACGTAATTGTAAAACTTAATAGCCCAACAAAGGGTGGAGTAAAACTATGAATGAATATTTAAAAAAATTGCTAAAGGCATTAGCTGAAAAGAACCAAGCAATGCAGACGGCATTATCTAAATCGGCCGCAGCTGGTACTACACCAGATGAAGAAACCGAAAAAGAAATCCAAGCTCTCGAAAAAGAAATTGCAGCAATTGAAGTCAACATCGAGCGCACTAAAAAGCAAATCGCTGCTACTGAAGCTGCCGCTGAAAATGCGACTCCTGTTGCTGGTGATAATCCAGAAGAATCTAAAAAATCTGCGAAAGGTGATCCAGATCCAAAAGGCGACAATAAGATTATTGTTAAGTCGAACCTCCCTAAAGGTGTTGGATTTGCACAATATGCCCAAGCAAAACTGATTTCTCAGTTAAATGCTAAAGAAGGCCGATTCGAGTCGCCATTGGAAGTTGCTAAGAAAATGGGCTTTGGTGAAGAAGTTCAAGACTTAATTACTAAGGCGACTCTTGGTACTACGACTGATTCAGGTTTTGCAGCGACATTGGTACATGAAAACCATTTAGTTGGCGAATTTGTTGAATTGCTTCGCCAAGCAACTGTCTTCGATAAGCTTCAAGGCTTCCGTGCAGTTCCTTTCCGTTCAAAAATTCCTTCTCAAGTAACAGGTGGTACGGCTTCATGGGTTGGTGAGGGTGCTGCTAAGCCACTTACAAACCCAACTTTTAGTGAAGTAGAAATCGGAGAGCACAAGCTAGCTGCTATTACGGTTTATACCCAAGAGTTGATGCGACGCTCAGATCCTTCTGTAAGCGTGCTGGTACGTGATGACTTAATCGCTGCAAGTGCAACATTGGTCGATAACACTTTCCTTGATGCTGTAGCAGCTTCTTCAACTCGTCCGGCTGGTGTACTTAATGGTGTAACCATGACGCCAAACACTGGTGAGACGGCAGCTGCATATGAAAAAGATTTACTCGCATTGATTAACACTTTCGTTACTAACAACTTAAGTTTGGATGGTGCGTACTTCTTGATGTCAGAAACACGTGCAGCACAAATCGCGTTGTTGCGTGATGCTCTAGGCAACTCTTACTTTAACGGTATGGCTTTACGTGGTTCGCGTACCTTACTTGGTATTCCTGTAATCACTTCACAAGCACTTGGCAACAAAATCATCCTTGTGAAAACAAGTGAAATCTTGCTTGCACAAGATGGTGGTGTGGATGTTTCTTACAGCGACCAAGCGACATTAGTTGATGGTGGAACGACTCACCACTTATGGCAAGAAAACAAATTTGCTGTACGTGTAGAGAAATTCATCACTTGGGCTAAGCGTCGCCCAGTGGCCGCAGCTTATCTGGACTACACAACTACTCCAACTTCTCCATAAGTTGAAGTATTGAACTCAAAACAGCTCCTTAATTGGGGCTGTTTTCATATCTGAGCAATGAAAGTTCATTGTTGAGCTATGGGAGCAGCTATGAAAATTGAATATTTACAGGTTATGCATGACGCCAATGTTGGCGATATCAAAGAAGTAACCGATTTTGAAGCAAATATCTTGATTAAAACAGGTGTTGCTAAGCCTTATGAGGAACCAAAAAAGGCAACAAGCAAACCTAAAAAAGAAGTAAAAACTAGCGAATAAAGGCGGTAAAAATGGGCATTTTTGACTGGTTAAGAGGTAAAAAGAGCTTTCAAAGTGTCCATAGTGCTGGGCAGACTTGGAATAGCCTATTTGTGCAAGAACCATACTCAGGTGCTTGGCAGAAAAATGACGAATTAACACGCGATGATCTTGTTGCGTCTTATGCAGTTTTCGCTTGTGTAAGCCTCATCTCTAAGGATATTGGTAAATTACCGATTCTCTTGAAACGCAAAGAAAAAGGGGTGTTAGTCAATGTTGACATCCCTGACAAGCTGCGCGTTTTAAAGAAGCCAAACAATTATCAGACTTGGCAGCAGTTCCAAGAGCAATGGACATCAAGTTTATTACTTCGTGGCAATACATACGTGTGGAAACTCCGTGATGTTTTTGGCGAAGTATACCGAATGGTGGTGCTTAACCCTGACCTTGTTTGTCCTCTTGTTGATGACTACGGCAATGTGTTTTATCAGTTCAATACTGACCGCTTAACACAAACCGAATCTGTGATTGTTCCTGCATCTGAAATCATCCATGACCGCATTAACGCCTTCTATCATCCACTTGTTGGTTTATCACCAATTATGGCTTGTGGTGTAGCGGCAGGCATGGGTGTGAAGATCATCAAAAACGCTGCAAACTTCTTCGGAAACGGAAGCAGACCGGGTGGAATCTTGGTTGCTCCAGGATCTATCACGAAAGAAAAGGCCGAAGAAATCCAAGCTCGTTGGAACACGAATTATTCAGGCGCTAACTTTGGTAAAACTGCGGTCATTGGGGATGGCATGACTTATACCGCTTTAGGTATGAGTGCAGCCGATTCTCAAATGATTGAGTTATTGGAAATGTCAGGGCGAGTGGTTTGTAGTGTTTTCAATGTGCCACCGTTCAAAATTGGCATTGGCACTGTTCCAGACGATTCAGAGAAGGCAAACGGCATTTACTATTCTGACTGCTTACAAGCACTAATTGAAGCACGTGAAAACTTGTTAGATGAAGGTTTAGACCTGACATCATTCAAAGTTGAGTGTTTCCTTGATATCGACACGCTGATTCGCATGGATTCTGAACGTTTCCATACTATGGTTCGTGATGACGTGAAAGGTTCATTGCTTACACCTAATGAGGGCCGAGCAAAAATCGGCAAATTGCCTCTAAATGGAGGCGATACAGTTTACATGCAACAGCAAAACTTCTCGCTTGAAGCACTTGCTAACCGTGATGCCAAGGATGACCCATTTAATCCTTCATCTAGCGCTTCACAGTCTGCGGAAACACCGAAACCCGATGCAGAACAGCCAGAAGGTGAAAACGCGCTTAAATCGCTTTATACGGGCGTTTTTAAAGATGATGTGGCTTATAAAAAAGGGCAGTTCGTCACTAAAAATGGCTCGTTATGGCATGTTGAGAATGACCATTTAGGCGAATTTGATCATAAAAACTTTAAGTTGTGCGCGAAGGAGTGGACAGAATGAGCATAGTTACACTTGCAGAAGTCAAAGAACACCTTCGCTATGACGATGATTCAAATGACACGAACTTAGAAATCTATAGAAAAGCGGCTGAATCGGCCGTTTTACGCTATACGGATGTGATTCACCATGTTGAGCCATATCCAGAAGAGTTCCGTTTAGCTGTGCTCGTATTTGTTGGATATTACGACAAACACCGTAACGCCGAAGCAGATGCGCCAGTGAATGGCAATTTTATGCCACAGCCAGTGCAATCTCTTCTATTTACTTATCGAACGCCTACTGCTGTTTGAGGTATTTATGGGTATTCGGGAATATTTATTTGGATGTCAATGTTGGGCATGCAAGAACATTCGTGCAGGTGGTGGGTATCAACCATGCCACAAGGCTAAAAAATCTGGCGAGCTAAGTAAGCCACCAAAAAAACCATGAGGTATTTATGGGACAAAACGCAGGTGAATTACGTCACCGCATCACTATTCAAAAGCCCATCCAAACCCAAGACCCAAACACAGGTAAATTAATCACCTCATGGTCTAATTTTTCAACTATTTGGGCAGAAGTTACCGACTTATCAACCCGTGATGTTATTGCAGCCAAAGCAGCAAACAGCACAATACAAGCCCGTGCTAAGGTGCGATATAGCAGCACAACAAAACAAGTTGATAGCACAATGCGGGTACTTTTTGATGGTTACTTTTACAAGATTGACGGCAAACCTATGCGAGATCCAGATTCGCGCCGTGAATATCTAACCATCAACTTATCAACTGGTGATAAAGCATGGAATGGGTGATTTATGGCTACTCAAATTCATGGTCTGGAGCCAGCATTGCGAAAAATGAGGGCAATTGGTAATGACAAGACTGTAAAACGTATTGCCCGTAAAGCGATGCGGCAGGCAATGAACATTGCAAGAGATGCAGCTCGTCAAAAAGTTAAACGCCTAGATGATCCAACCACTCCAGAAAAAATCTGGAAAGAAATTGTGGTTCAAAATGGCCGGAGTAGAAATAAAAACACTTTGGTTATGCGCGTGGGAGTGCGTGGTGGTGCACGTATCCCATATACAAACAATGCTCAAAATAGACGTGCTGGACGTGTTGGTCAAACTTACCAAGCGGACGGCCGAGTCTTTTACTGGCGATTCCTTGAGTTAGGCACAAGTAAACAGCCTGCTACTCCGTTTTTACGCCCTGCTTTATACGAAAACATTGAACAAGTTACCGATAAATTTGTTCAAGTGTTTAATTTTGAACTCAGCGTGGTTTTAGGTGCAGCTTAATGATTGATGTTCCAATTTTTAAATTAGCCAGAGCAGATCCAGCGGTTAAGGCTCTACTTGAAAGCGATGGAATTTTGCGAGTCTGGAAGTTTGGAAGTGCTCCAGATGAGCCACAAGCGCCATATGTGACATGGCAAACAATTTCTGGTGATTCAAATAGCAACCTTGATTCGCGGCCTGTTTCCGACAGTGCAATTATTCAAATTGATGTATATGCAACTGATGAGGATGTTGTTGATCAGGTTGCAAAAGCAATTCGATTCGCAATTGAACTTGATTGTTATGTGGTTCGTTATGGTGAGGCAGATAAGGACCCCGTAACAGGAATGCCTCACTATTCTTTTGATGTTAGCTGGATCGTAAACCGCTAATAAAACTTAAACCATATTTTCACTTAGCACCCAATCGGGTGCTTTTTTTATGCCTAAAATTAAGGAGCGCTCTTAATGGCTAATGTTAAAACTCAAAAAACACAGTTATTTACTGTGTTAAATGGTCAAGTGGTTCGTTTTGTTTGCTCTAAACGGATTGACTTGGGGCAAGATTCATTTCAAAAAATTGATGTGACTTGTCTTGATGCAGACTCAAAACAGTATGTTCGCGGTATGCGTGATCCTGGTGAAGGTGCAGTAGAAATCGATTACGATGATACGAACACCAGTCATGACAAATTAATTGAAATTGCCGAATCTGGAGAGATTTTAGAATGGCATGTTGGTTCGGGTCATGCTGCAACCCCTCCGACCTATGATCCAGCCAGTGGTATTGATCTGCCAGAGGATCGTATGTGGTGGTCATTCAAGGGTTATATTAATCCTACTGCACCGAATGCATTTGAAGTCGATTCTGTAGTTGGTTATTCATTCACATTGATTCGTACTTCTGGCGTGACTTCAACTAAACGCACGGTGGTTCCATAATGGCTAAGATCAGCATTACAGACTTAAAGCAGAGTGTAACCACTCTAAACGTTCCAGTTAAAAAAGCCGTCAAGTGGAATGTTGAAGCGACTGAAAGCAATATTGGGTCACTTAAAAAATTGACGAAAAACAATTCATTAGAACTTGGTGATATTGTTGAGCTTGAAGCTGATATTTTTGTTAAAAAAATGAACTTCAAGGAAAGTCGCGAGGCATCCAAAGCAATTGAATGGGAGCTTAATTATGAGAATCTTGAGGATTCAAAGGTTAAGAAAATCGACTCAACTCACATGCAAGCTGCTCAATTACTTGGTTCAATTTGCTCAGATCAAAAGGGAACACCTTTTTTCTCAAGTGTTAATGACATCTATAAAGCAGAGCCTAGTTTAATAAATGCTATGTATGCTGCTGCTGATGAAGTTAATAATTTTTTGGGAAAGTCTCGGAAGAAGAGCTTGCAGACAGAGAACTCCTCATTGAACTCGTCCTCAATGGAATCGGTGGAAGCACTTTAGCAGAAGCCGAATTAAACATTAGTCATAAAGAGTTGATGGAATGGAGAGCCTATCGTCAAAAATATGGCTCTCTTTTCTTTGGTCGCCGGCTAGAGCAAAGCTTTGGAAGCTGGATGGCACATTACACAGGCTTCAAAGTTAAAGAGGGAACAAAAGTAGACCCTTATATATTTATGCCTCATGAAACGCCACCAGACGATGACAATTCATTGTCATTAGAGGAGTATTTTGAGAAGTATCATAGTAACTAGCCCTGCCATAAGGTGGGGCATGTGACATTTACATACCGTTTTGTTAAATTGAAGAAAATTGAAAAACGGTGTGTTTATGAAAAAAATTGTTTTATTGGGTTTGATTTGCCTACCTGTTTTAACAATTGCAAATACGACTCCATCCATTAAAACTTCGGAAGATTGCAAGTTAAGAGGATTTAATTTACTTGCTTATGATGCGAATTTCAAAGGGGCATTTGATTTCAAGCTAATGGAATTTGGAGGCATGAAGTCAACAGATTTTGATGTTGATAGCTGTATTGGTAAGAATAATGTCGCAAATGGTATTTTAACTGCCGAATATGCTCAAAATAAAAATAAAATTGTTGGGCAGCATTTGAAGAGTTTCGTTGCATTTGATCCTAAAAACAAAGAGATTCTTGTGGCTTTAATAGATGAAGAATCGAAGAGTTATATAATTGGCAATAAAACACCCAATCTAATTTCTGCATTAAAATCATCATTTAGCTCAAATGATATTTTTAAAAAAATAGATTTAACATCAACATTAACTTTTTCAAATTTTAATGAAATTAATGAAACAGATAAAAGTAATGTTGAAGAGTCTCAAGCCATTGAAAAGAGAATTGAAGAAAATAAAAGACTTTTTAGCATTGCTTCTGCAAATCTTAAAAAATCAAACCCAAAGGATTTGATTTATAAAAATTCTACCTATCAAGGTTTACTCAAAGATGGAGAAAGTAAGAACTCAAAAATTACAATTACTGCGATTTTAGATAAAAATATAAATGTTCCACTTTCTAAAAAGGATATCTCACACAATTTATATTTCATTTCTGACTTAGCTAAAATTGGATTAAAGAATCCATACTCTTTTCGTCCGAGAAGCGCATTTGTAAAACAAGAAGGTGCTTTACTTAAGATTAGTATTGAGTACACTGCACAAAATTCATATGGAGCAGATGTGGTAGGTAATGAGTACAAAATTTTATTTTTAGGAAAAGATGGGAATTACCATACCGAAAGATGACAAAAAGCACCCTAAGGTGCTTTTTTAATGCGCTGTGTTTCTTCATATGATTGAACTTTCAGAAATATTTTAAAGATTTTTTAACTTTTCACGAAGTAATGATCTTATGAGCATTGCTAGAAACATGAAATCGAAAATTAGCAATTAAATAGACTTACACATAACCCGACCAAGTGTCGGGTTTTTTTATGTCTGGAGAAAAGGCATGGCGACAAATTCACTTGGCAGATTAACCCTAGATCTAGTGGTTCAGACGGCTAGTTTTTCAGAGCCACTAAGTAGAGCTGAACGGCAGGCGCGAACATCGAGTCAAGGGATTGCTAATTCTTTAAATATTGCTGCTATTGCTGTAAGTGCATTGAGTGGAGCAGTGGCTGGTCTTTCAGTGGCTCAGCTTGTTAATTTTAGTGATCAAGTTATTCAGACTGGAAATGATATTCAAAAGTTTTCAAAACTTGCGAATGCTTCAGTGCGTGAATTTCAGTATTACGCCAAAGGGGCAGAAACTGCTGGAATTTCAATGGAATCTTTCGCAGATAAAATGAAAGATATGCAAGATCGAATTGGCGATTTTCAGCAGACAGGTGGTGGGCCTTTAGCTGACTTTTTCACCAATATCGCGCCTAAAGTTGGTGTAACGATTCAACAGTTTCAGAAATTATCAGGACCTCAAGCGTTACAGCTATTTTATAATTCTTTAGAGAAAGCTGGCGCGTCAACAAATGACATGAAGTTTTACATGGAAGCGATTATTTCTGATTCTTCTTTGTTAATTCCACTATTAGAAAAAGGTGGTAAAGGTTTTAAAGAATGGGGCGATGCAGCTGAAAAAGCTGGCGCAATTATGACTGATGAATTGGCCGCGAATCTTTCGGAAGCTAAAAAACAGTTAATGCTGATGGATTTACAATGGCAGGGCTTAGAAAATCGACTAATAAATAATGTAGTTCCAGCAGTCAAAATGGTTATTGATAATTGGGGCGAAATAAAAGCCATTGCGATTGCTGTTTCTGCTGGTATAGCAACCCGATTTGTTCCGGCTTTAGTTCTTGCATCTTATCAACTTGGTCAAACGGCATTATTTGCCGCTCGTGCTGGTATAGGTCTTTATAGTTTTTCTAAATCGGCAGGTGTAGCTAGAAGTGCTATAGCTTTGCTTGGTGGATCTGCTGGCATTGGTATGCTGATTGCACAGTTAGCTGTAGCTGGCGGCGCTTATTATCTTATGACTAAACAAACTCAGGATGCTACGGATGCTTTAGAAGAGCAAGGTCTATCAGTGGATGAATTGCGAGAAAAGTATAAAAAACTTACCGCGTCACAACTTGCAATAAGAGGTATTCAAGCTAATGATGAAATTGAAAAGCAAACAAAAGAACTAAAAAGCCTTTTTACTGCCCTTGAACAATTTGAACATGATTTAAAAGTTCAGGGTGATGTTAATCAAAAATGCATTTGCCCAGTTACAAAGTCAGGGGCTAGTAAGCGAAAGCACACTCAAGTTTGTTGCTGAATTAGACTCAAAAATTAATGATGCCAACAACTCCATTAATCATCAAAAGGAAATTCAGGCATTAGTTAAAAATGTTACCGATGAAACAACTAAGGCCCAGCAAGCACAAGCTAAAGCTTTAAATATTTCGACGGAGGCATATAAGAATTTAACTAAAGCTCAACGTGATTATATTAATCAGGCCAACAAGGATGCTTTGCGTGAGAAGTATATTCAGGAAAATATGCGTGTAGGCGGTTGGACTAGAGAGAAGGCTGAATTTTTTGCTGATGCTCAAGCTAATACCAATGAAGAAAATGCATATAAAATTAAATTGCCAAAAGCGGTTGCTGATGCAGCACTTAATAGCTTTAATCGCAAAAACTATACTTTTGGGAAAGCTGAGTTAGAGGCAATTGCTCGTGCACAAGGTATTGCTAAGGCAAATAATTTTGCTCAGATTGAAAGTTTGTATGGTTTGCCTGCTGGAACATTAGCAGCCTTGATTCTTCAAGAGTCTGGGGCGAATGCTGGAGCAAAAAGTCATACTGGGGCAATGGGTCTTTTTCAAACTACTAGCGTGTTTAGAAAACAGTATGGTCTTAATGCCAAAAGTTCGATTGAAGAAGTTGCAACAGCAGCGGCAAAAGACTTGCAAAAACACTACCAAGAATTTGGTGATCGTGCAAAAGCCTTAATGGCCTACAATGCAGGTGCAGGTGGCTTAAGAACCTATTTGAAAGGTGGTCTATCAGATAGCAAGCGCAAAGAGGTTGCTGGTTACGTACCGGGTTTCCAAAAATGGTTCGCTGGAGTATCTGGGAAATCTACTGTAGATAATTCAATTTTAATGCCTACTCAGGCAGATCAACTTGAATTAATCAACAAAGCTGCCGAGTCTCAACAGGCTATTGATGAGGCAAGAAAAGAAGTTAACGCACGGTATTACACTGAAGCTCAACGACTTGCAAAGGAGCATCAAGATAATATTGATAAGATCACACTTGCGTACGCTGGTACACCGCATCTTAAGGAGATGATTGATAAGGAAAATGCCCTATATGCCGCTCAAATTGCAAAACTTGAGTCTGATAAAAAGGAAGAGTACAACCAATACTTTGCTTTTGAAACTGATCGAATCAAGCAGATTAAACAAAACTTTGATCGACAAAAAGAGTTAATCGACTCTAATGCCGAGTATGAGTACGGGAAATCGAAAAAAGCTTTAGAGATTAAAGCTGCTCTTGAGCGTCAAAAACAAGTTGAAATTGCTGCCGTAAAACGCGAAGAAGATGCACAAATTCAGTCGGCGTTTGAGGGTTATCTAAATCAGACTGAAATTGTTGTGAAGCGTTACCAACGTGAACGTGAAGAAATACTTCAAACTTATAGTTTAAGTAAACGTGTTCGCGAAGAGATGGCAAAATCTAAGGATTATGCAATTTTTGAAACTTTAAACCAAGCTTCTGACAGCGTCTTTCAAGTTGGTCAGAACTCTGCTCAATCTCTATTTAATAGACTTAATCCTGAAGAGTTTTCAAAGTTTAATTTGCAAAATCAATATTCTTCAGA